AGCGCTATGTGAGCGCATATGACGGCATAGTGGACATGTTACGGAGTGTTGGTGCAAAACTACACATCGAATGGTCCGGGGGATATGTTCAGCTGTCAGCAATCGCAATTGTCGATTATGGCAATGATGATCTGTCGAGTGACCATATAGCATTGCATATACAAAAGACATACAATCCCGTGAACCATCTGATATGTCTCGGACAGGGCGAGCTGTCACAGAGGACGGTTGTCGATCTGTATTGCGATGCGAATGGAGTTATCAGCACGTCAACGACTTTCACGGGGTTGGATGAGGTTGCGAGTGTGTTTGATTATCCGAACGCTGAATCTTCCGCAGAGCTTCAAAAAGAGGGAACAAAAAAGCTGGAGGAGCTGAACAGTTCAGACTTGATTGAGGTCAGTCTGGATGACGAGTACGATTTTGACATCGGGGATATCGTGACGGCTGATGATCCTATTACGGGATTGACGGTATCAAGCAGGGTATTGAAAAAGATTGTAAAGATAGACAAAAACCAGTTCTTAATCAATTACAAAGTAGGAGAGTGAAGAGATGGCATTGCATTTGATAACAGGGTATGCAGGACAGGAACACATAACGAGTGCTGACCAAGGCGCGTATAACATGGGTACATACGGCGAGGGCGAGTTTGTCCTTGACCGAGGGAGCAAGTTCGCGGCTACGGTTGTGACGAATAACCAGATAACGATAGCAAACGGCGAGGCGCTCATGCAGGGGCGTTTTATCAAGATTCCTGTTGGAACGACCGAGAGCGTGAGTATAGACAACGGTTCTTCGGGCATGAAGAGAAAAGACCTTATCGTGTTGAGGTATTCAAAGGATGCAGGCACAGGCATTGAAAGCGTGGCATTGGCGGTCAAGAAAGGCACACCGAGTTCGGGCACTCCGTCTGATCCCAGCATAACTACAGGCGATATTACTGATGGCACAGACCTTGTAAATGAAATGAAGTTGTATCGTGTCAATATCGATGGGCTAAATATAGTGAGCCTTGACACGTTATTCTCATTGAAGGTGCCGATGGTCGAGTACATGGACGAATATCAGTTGCCTATTGCTACAGCATCACGGCTGGGCGGAGTAAAAGCAGGCGCAAATACAAATATAGCATCTGATGGGAAAATTTCTATTCCCGATGGAAGTGCGAGTGCAAAAGGTGTGTTGAAGGTAGGCTCGGGATTGAGCGTATCAAGCGGTATTGTTTCAGTTCCAGATGGAACAACAAGCACAAAAGGCATATTGAAGGTAGGCTCGGGATTGAGTGTTTCTTCGGGTACTGTTTCTGTTCCCGATGGAACCACGAGCACTAAAGGTATCCTGCAAGTGGGAAGTGGATTGAGCGTGTCGAGTGGTACTGTGTCTGTACCTAATGGAACCACGAGCACTAAAGGTATCCTGCAAGTGGGAAGTGGATTGAGCGTGTCGAGTGGTATTATTTCCGTACCCGATGGAAGTTCAAGTACAAAAGGCATTTTGAAAGTGGGTAATGGGTTATCTGCATCGAGCGGAACTATAAACCTGAAAGCGGCAGGAACGACAAGCGGCTCTGGCTTAGGCGGCGTATATATACAATCGGGAAAAGGGATAACGAGAAATTCTGATGGAGAGATTTCTTTAGCAATGTCTAGGAACGACATATCCAAGTATGGAAGTGAGGTGTCAGTATCAGCAAACGGCACTACAACACAAATAGTATCTATTACGGATTCTACTTTTGTAAACAGAGTTATTAATGGGATTGGATGGATTAATCATATAAGGGTTACTAGTACTAAAGATTATATATGTCAACCCTCACAGTTGACCTATAACACAAATTCTTTAGCTATAGTTGTCCGCATAATCAACTTGAAATCTACGGCTATATCAGTTACTCCGTATGTTGGAGTTTATTATACGTATTTAACATCTTAAAGGAGGTATCGCTTTTATGTGGAGCATAAATTCAAAGAATGAGATAACCTTAACACGTGGCGATACGCCGACTTTTACGCTTAATCTCACAAATCCCGATGGCACACCTTATGAGCCGATATCGGGGGATCAGATCATATTCGTCATCAAAAAAACTGCACAGGCGCAGGAGATATGGGCACAGATCGAGATACCGACAGAGACGATGGAGTTGGTGTTCGCAGAGGAAACTACTCGGGCGCTGGAATTCGGGAAGTACGTTTATGAGATATCCTTGAATAATGATGTCAATGATTATCATGACACCTTTATCACGGCAACACCGATCTATATAACGGAGGAGTTGTACAATGGCTGATACACAGTTGGATGCAACCTTATCTGCAAGCGAGCCGATAAGCGGTAATTTGAGTGCGAATGAGGGTATAAATGCAAGCCTGGCGCCGGATGAAGAGGTGTCGGGTTCGCTTGAGGTTAAGCGCACTCGAACAGTTGCTACGATGCTTTCAGAGTTAGAGGATGTCGAGATCGATGATCTGCAGGATGATGATATCCTTGTTTACGATTCTCTTGACGGCAAGTGGCACAATGAAGCGAACGCCGGGGGCGGTGGCGTTTGGGGTACGATCACGGGTACGCTTTCAGATCAGGCCGACCTGCAGGCCGTTTTGGATGAAAAATACGGTACAAATGACACGGCAGAGACCGACATTGCAGATGCCGATTATATTCCATTTTACGATACGAGCGCATCGGCAAAGCGCAAGAGCCTTTGGAGCAATATCAAGGCAAAACTGAATGAGATATTTTTCAGACGTTCAGAAAACAATGTGCTTGGTGCAAAGAATTTATTGCCGAATAACGCTGTTTCAACGGAATATAATGGCATAATATATACTGTTAATGCCGATGGAACTGTTACCGCAAACGGTTCGACTTCTTCATCATCATCAAATTTGAAGCTGTGCGAGTTGTCATTAACAGCCGGAGATAAATATATTGTTAGTGGCGGTTATAACAATAAGGTTAGGATAAATATATATCTGAAAAGCAATCCGTCAACCGAGATACTTGTAACTAACACGGATTATATTTGGACAGTTCCTGCAACAGGTGTTTATGCGGTGCAGATTTATGTTAATACTAATTCTACCGTAACCGATGCCGTAATTAGTCCGATGATGCGATTCGACACTGATCCTGATGATACTTATGTACCGTATGCGTTGACGAATAAACAATTAACAGATGTTGTCGGTCAAAACGTAAGCGATATTGATGCGATTGAGGAACTTATACCGAGTGGAGCTTCATCATCAAATAAACTTGCTACGGCTAATGATATTCCGAGTTTATCAAATTATGTCGAAAAATCATTTACGGAAGGTCTGTTAAAGAATGATGGTACGGTTGATACGACACAGTATGTCAGTGACGTATCGGGCAAAGCCGACAAGGTATCCGGTGCGACAAGCGGAGATTTCGCAGGACTTGATGCGAACGGAAACCTCGCGGATAGCGGCATATCTGCTGACATTGTACCGAGTGGAGCATCATCGTCAAACAAGTTGGCAACGGTAAATGATATACCGAGTTTGACGAATTATGTTGAAAAGTCGCAGACCGCAGGACTACTCAAAAACGATGGTACAGTTGATACCACGCAATATGTCAGCGATATATCCGGCAAGGTTGATAACTCGGTGGTTGCCCCTGTCGAAAGTGGTGCAACCGCATCACAGGCATACGCTATCGGAGAGCATTTCATCAAAGACGGTGCTTTTTGTACCGCTAAAGCCGCCATTGCTTCGGGTGCGACTTTTACACTCGACACGAATTACACGGAAGGAAGTATCGCGGATGCCGTTGTTCAATCGAATTGGAGTTATACTACAAGCGGATTGACACCTACTAATTGTACTATTCTTGGTGGCGGATATTGCAAGATAGGCAACCTTGTCATCGTAAATATGCGTATAAAATTCACGTCAACATCGGGTGTTACTATCACAGGCTTTCCCGCTTACGGGAACAAAACAAGCAATACCTATCCACTTGAATTTGTGAGTTATTTGATCGGTGCTACGGACTTGATGCAGTATATATTGGCGTATAACGGGACAATGTCAGCATATAAGGGTACGGGTAGCACTTCCATACAAGATAAAGACGGTCGTTTTTCGTTTATGTATCTATGCAATTAAGGAGGAGTAATCATGGAAAAATATTATGTAGTTTACACAAGCAACGGCAACTTTCAGACAGACAAGATAACGGAGTGGACTGATTTGGATTCTGCAAAGAATAAGTATCATGCTATCTGCAATACGCTCGGCACGAATAAGGATGTCGAGACCGCTATCATAAAGATACTCAATAGCCAGTTGGATGTTGTCGGGAACTATTCGGAGTTTATCGACCATCGCAAAGAATCATAGTTATCACGCGGCATAGTCGGCAACATTAACAGTTTAAGCGCATTTTGCTGAATGTTGTATTGGCAAGCGGCTATGTCGCAAACTGAAACGATTACGCTATATTTAATGTAGTTTCACAAATGAAACGCGGGTTTCAGATGCGGAACTATTTTTCTCTATATCACAATGGTATGCTTTAATCACAAAAAAGAAAGGAGCGTACCACTATGACAAGAGAAGAAGTAAAAATATTTTTGGAATATACGAAGGTTCTGCTGGCTATCAATAAAATCGGGGATAACAAAGTCAATGAGGCGCTTGATAACGCGATAAACGAATTTGACGATCAAAAAGAAAGACACTATTTAGATTAAAAAGGACGCATCCGGGAGGGTGCGTTTTTTGTTGGAGGAGCAAACATGGATGCAATTATTGTTTCAATCATAACCGGGGTATTGAGCCTTGCGGGCGTGATTTTAACAAACATCAGCGGCAACAGGAAAATCGAGAGGCAACTTGAGGTGTCAATGGCGATCACGAACACAAAGCTGGAGGATCTGACGAAACAGGTCGAAAAGCACAATCAGGTCATAGAGCGCACGTTCAAGCTCGAACAGGCTGTTGCTGACATGAAGGGAGGTAACGGATGAAATTGTCGAATGAGTGGTTTGATAGGCTGAAATGGGTGGCGATTATAGCATTGCCGGCATTATCAACTTTCGTGTATGGACTTGCACAGATTTACCATTTTGAGGTTGTAGGGGAGCAGATCGCACAGACCATCACTTTGCTGGATGCCCTGCTCGGCGCATTGCTTGGCGTCAGCCATATCCAGTATAAACACGATTTGGAGGACAAGGAGGCATAATATGGCATATACAGACAAAAGCTTCTTTGAGAAGATAAAGCCGATGGTCATCAAGGATATGCAGGAATCGGGCATCCTTGCGTCATTGACAGCTGCACAGGCGTTTATTGAGAGCGCAAAGGGCAATTCCGGGCTGACATCCAAAGCAAACAACCTTTTTGGCATAAAAGGATCCTACAACGGACAGTCTGTAATTATGTTGACCACGGAATATTACAATGGCATCAAAACAAGGGTAAATGCTGCCTTCAGGAAATACCCATCATGGCAGGAATCCATCAATGACCATTCCGCACTGTTTAACAGGCTGGCTCGTTATAAGAACTTGAGAGGGGAGACTGACTATATAAAAGCTTGTAACAACGTGCAGAAGGACGGATATGCCACAAGTCCGACATATTCAACCACGCTCCTGAATGTTATTAACAAGTATAAGTTGTATGATTGGGATGCAGAGGCTCTTGGATCTCCGGTAAAGCCTCAAAAGGTGGAGACGGTCGCACAACATTATCCCACGCTCCTGATCGGATCCAAAGGCGAGCACGTCCTGCACTGGCAGAAATATCTCAATTTGTCAGGCTTTCCGTGTGGTTTAGAGGATGGAATATTTGGCAAGAACACCAGATCCGCTGTTATTGAGTATCAGAAAAGCAAAGGTCTCGTACCAGATGGCATCATCGGAAGCAAAACATGGGCTTCCGTTGGCGTATAGATTTTCTTCCACTTTCATTTTTACTTTTCCCCCGGCTGTCAGTTCCCCCGACTGGCAGCCTTTTTT